TCCTTGTTCTCTTAATTTAGCTTTATATTTTTTGACTTGGTTGGCGGTTCTACCTTGACGAGCATACAATGCGTTTAATCTTCTCTTTTTATCTTTTCTATCTTTTGCAGCTCTGTTTGGCATTTATAATCTCCTCACTTATAAATATGTATAATTAATTTTATTATACATCAAATCTTATGATAAAATTCATATCTAATTCTTTATCATTTTTAATTGGTTTGGCTAATCTACCAATAGCTAATAATTCATTGTTTGAATCATATAATCCTATTGATGTAATATAAGGACTGAAATCTGAACCTGTTGCGAAATTGTGTATTGAACCAGTTCCTTCGTATAAATCGTTTACGGTATAAGTATCTCCTGCTTCATTTGTTTCTATTTTTGTTTTAAATGATGAACTTGCTGGCCAAATCGGTGTTAAAAATCTGTGTTGTGTTCCGTAACTACCACTTAGAAGACCTGCTTCTATTCTTTGACTACCACTATAACCAGGTGTTATTGATATATTATTTATTCTTTGGAATTCTCCTCTTTCAACATTACATTGAACTTCTCTCTCATATATAGTTTGTGTTCCTTTAAAAGTTATTTCCCAACCATCTCCACCACCAGTATTTCCTACATCTTTATAAGAACCAGTATCTGTAATAACAATTAATCCGTGATTATACATAACATTACCAATTATACTACCAGAAATCTGACCATCTGTTCCAAATGATTCAGAAGCTATTGTAAATGATGATGAATAGGTATTATCATAAATATTTCCTAATCCATCGTCTTTTAATGTCATTGTGATATCTGTGCTATTATCTGTGATTGTAACTGATTTTGGTTTTATTTGTTCTCCCCAAAATTCTTGTGGTATTGATATTATTGATGCTGAAGCGTGTAAATCTCGTGATTGAAATTTAGTTCGTAAAAGTCTATCAGGAAAATCTGAACCTGAAACTGATATAAATGGGTCTCTTGAAGAACTAACTTTGTTCCAATGGCTTATATCCACTTCAGAACTATCAACTACATTAATGTCGTGGTAAAAATTTGAATTTATCAAGCCGTATGTTGGTATTTCATAGTATGTTGCCCAATAAGGTTCTTTTCCAACTGATGCTGAAACTGAATTGTATTCTCCGAAACTTTGTGAATTTGCTGTTGATGGTTTGAAATTGTAGATACTACCACTTATGGCACGAATACCATAAACTCCACTACCACTATCTGTATTACTGAATGTAAACTCTTTGTGAACTTGAAAAGACCTAAGTGAAACATCTTCGGGTTTTATATTTTTGTAGATACCCATTTATGATGTTCCTTATTAAAAGTCTAATTTAACTTTAATCAGTGCTTCTCTTGATTTTGATTTTAGAATTGGTTGACTTAATTTTGCTACAGCTAATAGTTCATTTGAATCATTGTATAAACCAACGGTAGTTATATAAGTCTTTGGATTTGTTCTAAATGATTCAATTCTTGGTGAACCATCTGAACCAGTAACCCAAGTTGGATTATTACTTCTGTTAAATTTATCATTCATTACTCTACAAAAATAGTGAGTTGAACTTACTACTTCTTCTCTACGAGCTTGGAATAATGAACCAGAATTTAATGAATCTACAAATCTATGTAAACTATGTGAAGCTACATTATGTAGTGTATTTGAACCAGTATAAGAAGTTCCTCCAGTGTGAGCTTGTCCAAATTCAAAATATGGACTAAATGCTGGTTTAGCGGCTCCTAAACTACCAATTTGTGATTTTTCTAATGCGTTAGCATTTAAAACAATTAATCCAAAATCTGGATAGAATTTACCAAAAGAACCTGTTGAAGCTCCCATTGAAGAAGCTGCTGTAACAATAGTTGTTGAACCACCTTGTATAGAACCAGTTACAACATTGTATTCAGTAACTCCGTTATCATTGATAGTTGATGTGTTTGTAGAACTATCATCAATCAATGATAATTTTTGTGTAGCTGAACCATTTGGCCCTGCTAAAACTAATTCCCAATTACCTGGGTCAACTTTTTCTCTCATACGACTTCTATCAAATAGAATTCCATATATGTGTTGTTTAGTTTCTACGGTAGAACTACCGAAATCAAATAACTCTGTTTCTGCTGGTTGTGTTAAATTTAATAATTGTCCATACACAGCCGCTGTATCTCTACCACCTGCTGTTCCAGGAGCTCCTAATGAACCACTACCACCTTTATGTCCATACATAACTGCAAATTGTTTAGCAGATGTTGAATCTGAAGTATCTTTGTTGTATACTTGTAAAAAGTATTGTCCGTTAGAACTTGATTGAGTAGATGATGTGAAGAAAGAAGTTAGAGATGAGGCTCCTTCTGACCAAATACCCGATGTTAGAGTTTGATTTTCCTCTGTTACAATGTCTCTGCTTAAATCAAATGTTACTTTTGTCATTTTCTATTCCTTATACTAATGGTTCTACTGATGATGGTTCTATTGTTATATTAACTGGTTTACTTGTTCCTGTCATTTCTTCTGTTATAGTTAAAACAGTTTGTCTGTTTGTTAAGACTGGTTTACCGATTACAGTTACTGTACCAGCTGTTGAATTCGGTTGAACAAGTCTTGCATAATCAGTATCCCTTAAACTAAATGTAAAGTTTGGTTGTCCTGAATATCCAGTTAATGTAGCAGTAAATATAGTTCTTTCACCCGCTTTCATAGTGCTTGATGGTGGATTTATATTTAATGTATAATTACCTGTTGTTTCATCTCCATCACTTGAAGCTTCAACATCACCAAGTGGATATTTTAATGCTAAATCTTGATTTGGGATAGCTTCTAATAGATTCATATTTTCTATCGCTTCCCCATAAAAATTAGAACCATTTGGGTGAGTAACATCATATAGATTATAATCTATTTCGTCATCTCCCAAAGAAAATTTTGTTATATTAAATTGTCCTTCTCCTTTTGCTAATAACTCACGACCTTTTTTTGTTAAAATAGCGTCTACTGTTACGGTGGTGTTGTCTAAAACTCCCATTTTTACTCCTATTTGTGATTAAATTTTGATTTCATTTGAAACTACTTCGGTGTCAATTATAAATATATGAAAACAAAATTTTTCGTTAAATTATTTCTTTCTTACTACTTCAAGTTTTTTACCACCACTTTCTGTTCGTGTTATCACTGCAGTTCCTTGTGAAGCTTTAACTTCTATTGGTAATTTACCATCAATTGTTGTATCTATTGTATTCTTTACTCCTTCAAACACACTTCTTCTATATCCTGATGAATAGTCTGAAAGTGGTTGGTATTCAGCGGCTTTTAAAGATGATGAATAAGCGTGAATTAAAGAACTTGATAATGGTGAATATCTTACTTGTGAACCTGTGGCCACTCCCGCAGTTCCTACTGCTGTTGAACTTGTATAAAATATTTCTCTTTCTTTAAGAATTGGATGCTCTATTGATGATGAATAATTTGGCATTATCGCTTCATTAAATAATATTTCTGGTTCATAAATAACACTACTTGATAAACCAGGTGTAAGTGTGATATCATAATTTCTTTCTGATATACTTGATGTTAAATAATATACCTCTTTTGTTCTAATGTTGGTATTTAGATATCTATAATCATCAAGTGAAGATGAAAGTGAAGCACTTCCAATAAGATAAACTGATGGTTCTCTATTAAAACTTTCTGATAATATTCCAGTATAGTCTGTATAAGATGATGTTACTGATGTTACTGGTCTTCTCCAAGATTGAGTTGCTTCTAATAAACCAACATTTATTTCTCCACTCTTATATACATTTTCTATACTTGGTGTTTTACCCATTATATTTTTACTTCGTTCTAAAATAGTAGGTTCTACTAATAAACCGAAGTTAAAATTAACTCTTGCTGGTATTACTTTTTTAATTTGTTCAAATATAGCTTGGTCATAGTATTTTACCAATCTCATATAGTCCCAGAAATTATTTGTTCCTGAATATTTTTGGAAATAAGAATCTGCTAATTTTTTCAGTCCTCTATAAAATAATTTCTTTTGGTCTCTTGGGTCACCAATCTCTTGTTCAAAATCTAAATCTGCTAATGACTCAATAATATCTTGATTTACAACATCTGTTGGTGAAAAGAAAATTCCTACTTTATTTGAATCCAAAGGCATTGTATCATAAGAACTAATTTCTTTTCTTGTGTCTGGGCTAAGTCTTATAAATCCGTCTGAACCAGTTGGAACATAATTTTGTTCTATCCTAACCTTTGTATTTGTTTTTCTATTTAATCCTATATTAGGCGTTAATCTTTTTTCTTCTTGTTCAACACTAACATAAGTATTAGCGGTAAATCCAACTGCACTACCAGTTTGGAACGCACTTGAAGTTGCTGCAAATGTTGTTTGGTCTGGGGCTACATTTCTTGAACCAGATGATGTTGATAAGTTTTTATTTTCATCTAATCTTAATCTAAATACTAAATCTGTCCAAGATGCTGAAGCGTGGTTACCATTAATTGTTTTTGGAGCTCTTGTATGATTATTAAATGCTGATTCTGTAAGTGGAGCATTCCAAAGTCTTAATTCTTGTAATGAACCTGTAAATTCTGAACCTAATGTAGAACCAAATGAACCTGTTGAACCCCAATATAAATTACCACTCGCTGTCCATTGTCCATTTAATAATGCGGAAGCTGATGCATCACCTGTGGTTGAACCACTTAAAGTCATTGATGTTGCTGAGTCGTAAACTATTTTACTTCTACCCGATTCATATTGTTTTACATATAAATTATATTTTAAACTTTCTGTTACATTGTATTCTGTTGTTCTGTCTGATATAATATCATATCCACTATTTTTTTCTCTTGTAATACCAACTGACCAAAACTCGTTGTTATAAACAGGGAATAATGATGAACTTACACTACCAGTTCCCATTGAACTTGATAATATAAATTCAATACGACCTTTATTATCTGTTATTGAACCTTCTTCTTTTAATCTTACTAAAAACTCATTATCTTTTGATAATAATACTTGATTTGATGAAGAAGGTGTTCTAAATCTAAATTCTATTGTATCTGGTGTTCTTAAACTTCCTGAACTTTCTTTCCATTGACTTAAAATATATTGACTTCCTTTGAAATCTAATGCTTTTGTAAATCTTTGTTGAATATCAAATGTTGGTTGATAGTCTTTGTTATCTGGACCACCATATTCATTTATTCTTAAAATTGATGGTGGAATACCATAAGCATTAACAAGAGCTTGAATTGACTCTTTTGTTCCCTTTGTTTTTAAAATATAAGGCATACTTGTTAAGATACGATTCCATACTTCTCTCTCTAAATCTTTTTCTGTTTCTACTGAATAAGTAGAATATGCTGATGAAGTTGCTGAACCACTTAAAAATTGACCTTTATAATATCTATGTAGGTCTATCAGTTCTTTTCCTGATGGTTGTCTCCAACCGAAAGCATTAGAAACTGCCCATACCAAGTCTTTTGATAATCCCTTGTCTAAATTTTCTCTTCTATTATAAATGTCTTCAAAAGCTTTAATATAAATTAACATATTATCAAAATAATGTCCAGTCATATCCAAGAAATCCAAGAAAGGTTTATTTGATGCATCATCTCTTTTGTTATAAAGTGCTGAACCACTATCGTATGATGCAGTATTATAAGCTATTGTATTATCATCTCGTTTCAGATATTCTGGTATTAGATTTATTAAACGATTTGGATTATTTTGGTCATAGTTAGATGCAGAGATAATATTATTATTATACCAAGTTGAAACTGCAGATGAACTTACACTTAATACATTATGTGGTTTTGTTGAATTTTCTTTTGGCCAAGAAGTATCAAACTCTAATCCAAATGAACTTGTATTCGCTGATGAACTTTCAAAGAATAGATATTTTTCAAAGTGGTCAAAATTATTTACAATATTATTTTTTAATTCTTCATTTTTTACAATCTCTGATTTGAATACTGCACTAGCTGTTAGTGCGGCTAATGAACCACTTTCTTTTGAGTAATACTCATATCTTTCCATTTTAGTCCAGAAATTTTCTAATCGTTTTCTTACTGAACCAAATGTTGAGAAATTACCATAATCATTATAATCTACATTAATATCGGCTTGATTACTACCACTTATAATATCATTAAATAATGAACCAGATAAGTAATTATCTGATGTTAATAAATCTTCTTGTGTCTTATTAGATGTTCTTAAATTATCTATATATTGTGGTGATTTATCATTTGGTTGATATAAATATGTATCTCCTAAATCTGCATCGTTAAATGGAACTAACCTTATAGTATCTCTCACAGGTTTTATCATTTCCTTTACAACATTTACTTTATCTTTCGTAAATATAGCTTCTGGTAAAGGTTCATATGTTTTTAATACTACTGAATAAGGGTCTAATTTTGTTGTTTCTGCGTCTATATTAGAATTTACTATTACTGATTTATTTCCTCTAATATTTAATAGAACATTTAAATTTCTTGAATCCATTGAGTTATAATTGATTGCCCAACCTTCTGATTCTTCAAATTGTTTTGCTTCAGATATTATATCATCACTATATCCTAAAGACGCTAAATATGTATTTTTATCAAAATTATCTTCTGTTGTTATTTCACCAGTATTTGTGTCTATATCTAAAATTTTAGATTTATATGTTACATAAACTTTATTGTCTCTATCACCACTACCTTCACCACCATTATCATCATCACCATTATCATTTATTATCCTAAACATACCCTCACTTTGAAGTTCTGGACTGGTTATGGTTTCCGAACCACCAGGGCCTTCTTCCATCCAACTATATTTAAAACTAACTTTTATTGAATATTCACCAGATTTATATCCACCAAAAGATTGTTCAATTCCTTCTGAACCGTCTTGGTGTGAAAACCCTCCAGCTTGTTCTGTTATTTGTTCTTGGTTATATATTTTCCAATTAGTTGAAACAAATCTGTGGTTATATTGACCTTCTAATGCTTCACTCCAATCAGGTTTTAATCTTATTGTTCCTACATTATTTGTATTAGATACATTAAATATATTAATGCCGTTTTCTTGAGAAAAGTTGGGCCCATATAATATTGTAAATTTCATTATTTACGCCCTCCATCAAACCCAGCATTAACAAAGTTTTTAGCTGCATCTTTGTCGTCATCTGGCATTATACCAAAGACATTATTTTTCTGTATATTACCAGTCCAAAGTGGATGTTCAAATTTAACATTTAAATTGACTAAAACTCCTGCTCTCGCATCATCACCATCATCTGTTGTGTCCATCGGTGTAGTTATTCTTACAAATGTATTTTCACCATTAAAGGTTGCAACTTTTTGTCCTGTGAATTTTGTTAGGAAAGCTCCATTAGCTCCACCTATAACTTCTCCGTCTATATCTATTGTTAATTTTGCACCAACTAATTTTTTTATATCTCCTTTTGCTCTTATCCAAAGTGGAAATCCATACCTATCATATGTATCATATCCTATAATTGCGGCTCCACCCAAAAAGAAATCTGGTCTTAATGCACCTCTTTTATCTATAAAATCTTGTGTAGCATCTCCAGAGTTGTAACTTTGATTTTCTCCTGTTCCAAGCATTTCAAATAAAGTATCATCTACATCATCTTTATTTGCGGTAAGAACGAAGTCTTCAATATATCCGTTCTGAAGTTTTTCTACTCTGTGAGTTGGACTTGGAACATCTACATAATAATTGTTATCTCCACCGTGAATAATATGATTAGGTGATTTTCCAGATACTCCATTACTTCCCAAAGGTGTAAACGGACTTTTTTTCCAATTTTCTCCCCAAGTCACTATACGAGTTCCTCCTTTAGTATCGACCATTTCTCCAACCAAGAAATCTATATTTATATCACTACCGTCTGAACTAAAATCTAATAACTCGTATGCATCGGAAACAACTAATTCTCCACCAATAAATGATTGTTTTAATTTATCATCCATATTTTCATAATTTATAACTTTAAATTTTTTTTCTTTTGTATCTGTATTAAGTTTGTTATCATATGTTATGACTACTTTATCTTTTCCTATTGATTTAAATTCTTCTCTATAAATTTTATCATCTATTGAAAAAGGTAATAATCTAACTTCTGTTCTATCACTTGAAATTTCATCAATGTAATATTTTAAAGATACTTCTTGTAATAAATTTGTGTTGTCGTCTAATAAAAGAGCTGGCATGTTTGTTCCGGCTTCTTCATCATATGCTGTTTGAAGTATATTACCATCGTCATCTGTCCAAGTAGGGCCTTCCCAAATTTGATTATTATGTGTCAATAATATTGTTTCATTTGTAGACCCGGCTACTTCTCTTAAAAAATTAAATTCAATATTGTATTCACCAGAAAAATATCCTTTTTCTCTCATAAAAATTCCTGGATTTATTTTTACAAAATAACCATCTTCATCAAAGTGTTGGTTTACATCACTTCCTTTAGCTATAACAAAAGATTCTAATATTGTTCCAGTTGTTGTTGAAACTATCATTTCTATATAATCTTTTTCACTTTCACCAAAAGGCGGTGAATCTACCGTAGGTAATATACCTTTTCTTGCTGAAGTTCCTGTATATAGAATATCAAAGTCGTTTTTGTTTAATCTTGATGTGTTTGTTGCCATAATTTTATAGTATATTAAATTCCATTGGTTGTCCTGATAATATAAAATCTAAATCTTCTTTTTCAATGACTATAACTTCTAAATCTGTGTGTGGGCCTAATAAAGTTCCTCTATATGAGTTTAATATTTTCATAGTTGGAAATCGTCTTTTACGATTGTTTTCTAAATAATAAATATCAAGACCAAGTTCTGATTGTGTTTCTGTCCAACCATCTATTGCAATAATATCACCATTTACTAAATCAATACTATAACCATTTGTTCTTTCATTTGGTTTCGTTCTTGAAGGTGTAAGTAAATTTGGTCTAATAGTTTCTCCATTATTGTCAATTTTTACGGGATTTAAAACATTATCATTTGGATAATCAAATAATTGAACCGTTGGTAATTGTGGAGCTTCTGGTATCAAAGAATTTATTTCATAATTTATGGTATTATCATATCTTTCATCTTTATAAAATGTAGGATAATTATTTGATTTTACAATATTATGGTCGTCTCTGTTTAATCCAGCTCTAAGAAAAGGGCTTTGTTTTCTTCTATTTTCGTCTATATCTTCAAAACTTATTAAAGTATTAGTATCTTTTACAACAATATGATTTCTTGAACTTTGTTCAAAAAGTGTTTCATCTGATAAATAATCGTTATACTCTTGTCTTTGATTTTCAATTCTATCTAAATAGAACTGATAACTTTTTAGTTCTTCCTCTGTATAAGGCATTTGTTTACCTCGTTATTTTAAATATGTGGTCGTTATCTATAATGTTTTCTGTTCTTGTATTTCCACTACCACTTACTATTTTGTAAAGAAAACGATAGTGTCTTTCTGGTTGGAATGCATTTAAATCTAATCTGAAATAATTACTTGTTCCATCACAACTTAAATAAGAACCTGTTGAAAATGGTATAATTTCATCTTCTGTCAAAGCATCTCTAACTGAGTATTGACTTCTACTTGGAATAAATTTTACAGTTAGATTTTGTGAACTTGTTGAATAAGTTCTTGTTGGAAATCTTTCACGACCATATATTCTAAATTTAACTTTTGATTTTTCTTTATATTCTTCTCTTAAACCTTTCATATAAACAACAACTTCATCTATATCATCTGAAGATAATTCTGACAATGAACCTGTCGAGAATGACGAATCATCATATTCAACTTCTAATTTTGGTGGATATATTGTGTGTGTATCTCTTGAAAAGAATTTGAAATGTCCAAGTCTATCTGTGCTTCCTTCATCTAATGAAGATGATGTATTACCAACACTACCTGAACGCTTTATCATAAATCCTTCGTTAGCTATAGAACCACTCAACCATTTGGTTACGATATCTGTAACATCCATTCTCATATCAGTTGTTTCGTGATTAAATGATTGAGATGCTTCATAACCACTTCCCGCATACCAAGTTCCACCTGTGTTATTTGAACCACTAATCCATTGAGTTCCTGTATTTTCACCGTCTCGATATCTCCAAGATGTTCCCTCTGTTGTAGCTGGTTTATCAAAAAATCTTCCATCACCTTGAACCCAAGATTGACTTACAGGGTGTGCGAATAAAGATTGACTTGTTGTTAATTCTACCGAAGAAGCATCATATAAATTTAAATAGTATCTTGCATTTTCAGGAATAGTTCCTGCTACAATTGATTCCGATATATTAGTTATGTTAAATTTTATCAAAACTCTTGAAACATTTACAACTGAACCATCTGCGTTCATATCTTTACGAACTTCTAATATTTCGTCTAATCCCGTATTTCTACTTTGAGTAGCACTACCTTCGTAAAGTGTTGCGTCTTTTTCTGCAAATGTAAAGAAATGCATTAGTATTCTCCTCCATTATTCATTTTCACCACCATCTACATTACCAACAATGTCTTTTAATGGATATTTTAATTCAAATATACTTGGGTCAAGTGCGGGATATACTATTCCACTTTTATTTGCTGATTGTATATCGTAAACATTTCCACTATAACCATCTATGGTTTTATATTTGTTTGTTATTCTTAAATCTGTGACTGATGCTACACCATCAATTGTTAATATTTCTGATTGTAGTTTTGAAAGTATAATTGGTTGATTAATTTGCCATCTATCAATTTCAAAATAATTAGCTATTAAATTATTAACTTTAAGTAATGTTTCTTGATGATTTGCATTACTTGTTGTAACTATTGAATAATTAACACCAATATTTATAACATATCCATTTTTAATATTTACAGCGTCTGTTATTGGTCTGAATCTTATTAAATAGTTTTTTAAATTTTCTTTTACTGCATCATTTACACTCGTTAAAAACTTATTACTATCATATCCAAGAACATATAAATTTAATGCTAATGGATTTGGTATTGTTTCTTCTTCGTTTTCAGATAACACATCATCTTGAACAATATAAGCTTTTGCGATATTACCATATTTGTCTGGTAAAGAATAAGTTCTTACAATATAATCTTCTTTTGTAACTGCTCTACCTTGTGATTGGAAATATGCTTTAATATTTTCTCTTAATTCCTCTGGTGTTTCTGCTCCAAGACCACCAGTTGCTGCTTCTTTATTGGAAATCGCTACTGAATTTTGAACTAATTCTAATACTGATTTATTTAAGTTAGTTCTGTCTATTTCAAAAGTTATAGCTGTTATATTTGTAATATCACCAGAAGGAACATTGTCTTGTGCACCACCACCATAAGAATACTCCACAGTTAGTGTTGTATCACTTGGTGCTTGTCCATATGTTTTTGTTTTCAAAAAATTTGTTGGGTCAAATGATTCAAATAATTTTGTAGGACTATCTGATAAATTTGAACCAATATTATCTGGATTTGGAATAATTTCTTCGTCATGGCTATCACTAACACCAGCACCAAATCTTAATTCCATTCTTGCATCTGGTCTTCTAAATGTTGAAAATCTTTTTGATACTCTTTTTAATTTAAGTAAAAATGGAACTTCACTCGAATGTTGAGAAAGTGTTGGGTCATTATCAGAAGTATTTTCTGTTTCATCAAAAACAGTATCTTGTGCTAATGAATCAACTTCATACCATTTATTATTATCTGAATCTGTTACACTTATTATTTCTATAACATTTTGATTAGATAATTTAATTCTTGAATATTTTTTTGCTTCAGTAAATGTGAAATTTTCTGATGTTACATCTCCACTTTTAGCGTGAACATTCTTTTTTAATAAATAAAATGTTGGTGTCTGTGTATTTGTGTCTCTTTCAAAAATTTCTGTTGTTCTTGGTGACCTTATAGAATCATATTTAAAATTACAAGCTTGAGTTGTTCTAAAACTTGTTCCGTTCGTAGATAAAATTCTTGTTCCAACTGGTATATTTAATGTATAATCATAATCTGGTTCTACATTATTACCACTACCTTTTGCAGGAACTAATTGAAATACTTCTAAATTTACTGATGAAGGAGCTGATAATCTTGGTTTATATCCAAATGTTTGTGCCATTGAATAAAGAGTTCTTAATTCTTCTGAATATCCTAATAATGATTCTTTAAATTGAGCGTCAATATAATAAGACATCACATCACCAACATATGATGCCATTTCAATAAACATCATACCAGGTGAGGCTTCATTAAAATCTTTATGTGTGTCTGGATAGTATTGTTTCGCAAACTCTATAAGATTATTTCTCAATTGTGAGAAATCTTTATTTAAATATTTTACATCTTTTGTTACATTTGGCATCTATTTATTCTCCTTCAATATCCAAAGTTATTGTATTAAATCTATCTGGTTCGTAATTCAAAGAAAAATTTATATTAACTTTCATAGTATTTAAATTTTTTTCGTCTTGTATAATATCAATATCAGATATGTCTATATAAGGTAACCAAGTAGACATAGCTTCATCTATACTTTCTCTAATTCTTTCACTAATATTTTCATCTGATTGTTCAAATAATAAAGTTCTTAAATCAGAACCAAAGTCAGGTTGCATCACTCTTTCACCCTTTGCAGTTAATAATAAATTTTTTATATTATGTCCTGCTTGTTCTAATGTTGTTTGTGTTCTACCAAATAAACCTGTTTTGCTTCTCGCGAAAGGTAACTCTAAACCAATACTAACATCTGGATTTAAATCATTTTCTCTTGCACTCGACATTACTTACCTTTTTTCTTATCAATAGCTTTCATCAAACCAGAATAGTCTCGTGTTAATGCATCTTTTAAATGCTCTGGAGCTGCTTCTGGATTTATTCCGCCACTCTTTAAAGTGCTTGCGGCCGCTACTTCTCGTTTAAGTTCATCATTTCCCATACCAGCTCCATATCCTAACATTTCAGTCATACGACTTGAGTCAAAAGTTCCCCCGCCTAATGTTGGATACTCCTCTAATTCTTTTGGACTATTTGCAGTTTCATTTAGAATTTTGTTAAGCATTGGATTATCTGTAAACTTCTGTTCCTTAACTTTTTTCTTCTTAACTACTGGTTTTACTTTGGGAATATTTGTTTCATTAATAAGTATATTGGTTATCTGTTTTTTAACCTCTTGTTTGACAACTTCTTTTATTAATGATACTAATTTACCTTGTTTCATTTTTACTCCTACTTTTTCTTTTTAATCGTTACGATATCTTTGTTCATAAAATCTAATGTTGAAAAACTTCTAAATACATCTAACAAGTCTTTTGTTATTCTTACTATTTTAACTGGGTCTGTTGGTGGTGTAGCACCTAACTCTGCTTGTAATTTGTTTACTTTGTCTTGTAGTTTTGTAAACTCTTGTGCATCAAAAGTAAATGATACTTGTCTAATTTGTTTAATTTTCTTTTCAATATTTTCGACAGCATCTTTCATTTTGTTATCAAGGTCTCTTAAATCCTTAATTCCTTTATCAAAGGCTTCTTGAACTTTATTTTTTGCGTCTATAAATTCTTTTTTCTTTTCGTTGAATTCGTCAGTAGCTTTTTTCTTAACTCTTTCTCGTATCTCATCAATCGCTTTTTCAGTTTCACCTGTTACTATTTGTCCACCAGCGTTATGTTTAATTTCTGTATTACCACCTACTACTTCTACTAAATCACCACCTTGTAATTTTAATTGTTTTTTAGCGTTAATTACAATATAATCTGCATCTAACACAATCTTTTTTCCAGTAACTATATTTGAACCCAGTTTACTATTTGGATTCTTAACTTTTACACTTCCACCATCTTGTATATAAATAGAAGCTGCATCTTTTTCTAAATCATAAGTTGGATTTTCTCTTCCGTGAGCAACCAATTTAATTGATGAACCCACCATATCTTGAGAACCTATGTTAATGGAATTATTAAATCTACCTTGAATAACAATATCACCAGCGTCTACTAATACTGGTTTATTAAACATAGGTGAAGTAGAAACCATTGGTGGAACTTCTTCCACAGTTGATTTTTTACTTAAACCAGAAAGTATAGAATGGTTTGGATTATTGTTATGATTAAGTGTTGTTGTATAATAAGTTCTACCAAGATAATTTACACAAACAACATTTTCGCCTTTTATTGGATATCTTTTAATACTCGGGTCTAATGGTAAAACCCATTGTTCCCCCATTGGTAAGATTTTTTTTCTTTCATCATTTATCCAAAATCCTTTAATTGCTCCATAATATTTATAATTTATATTTCCATTATTTTTTGGTAACAATTTTTCATCTAATAAAATGTCTTGAACTGAAAATAATTCCAATTCATAAAACTCAAATTCTGAAGCTTTTATTAAATTTATTACTTCACCCTTGATTCTATTAAAAAACTCATTGGTGTTTCCAAGAGATACTTTATTAGTATATTTTTTATAAGGCATTTTTTTTTAATCTTTTTTAGAACTTATTTCTTTTGTAATTTTATCAGATGCGTTTTGTAAATCCATAGTATCGTGTTCTACTATGGTTTTAAGTATCTGTTCTTTTTCACTTTCAGATAAACCAAATTCACTTTCAGATTCACCTTTACCTTCAGCTGATATAATCTTTTGAACAATAGATGCTAACTTAACCAACAATTCATCATTGCGAACATTAATTTCTAAATATTCTTTAATCATTGGAACAATTTGAACTGCTGTATCGCCATCTTTTATCATTGCTGTGATATTTTTAGTCAAAACATCTAATTGTTTTCTGTTGTAGTTTTGATTTTCGTAAATATCTTGAAAGAGTGAAGCTAACGATTTACCTTTGAATATTTCATAATCGTTTGACATAATATAATCCTTTACTTATAAATATATGGAAACAAAAAAAGGGAACAAAATAAATTAATACTTTGCTCCCTTTTTAATTAAGCAATATGTAGGATTTTATTGCTTATGTATTTCGTGTTCCTACTTACGAAATAAACCGACCAATATCACTAATGTGATGAAACCAGCGAAACCAGCTTCACCAAACATATTAACTAATGATATCAGATTACCGATTACATCAATTCCGAACATTCCACCTGGAAATATAATTCCTGCAACTGCTCCGAATGCAACAAGTGATAATGATAAGTGAACTAAATCATTTACATATCCCTTTATTGTTGTTACGATATCTTTCATAGTCTATATCCTCCGTATTATTGAACTCACATTGAGTCTATTCTGTAATAGCAATAAACTCAAATTCTGTAATAAGTAATTGTATATATTAATTATGGATAACAAAAGACCCTGTGGTCTTTGTGTCAATGAATCCATTTACTTGAAATTCCTTGTAAATGCCCCTCTGATATTTCTTCATTACATTGATAACTCTTGTAATGTGTTGTGTGTTTGATTGTGTCATTTCTCTTATTAAGATGTATAACGCTTTTTTGTTGAAATTTTCTATATTACCTTTTATTCTAAAAATATGTAATACTGCATCCGCGACACGAATATCTTTTTGTCGTCTAAATATTACATTCATATTATTGTCCCAGTATTCTAACATTTGTTTTACAAATTCATTATATGCATTATTTGTATCTTTTTGTTGTATTTCTGTTTGAATACTTCTATCCCAATCTAACACATCAATTTTATCGTGTGTTTTCATTTTTTTATAATTGTTATTATTGTGTAAAATTAAATAATTTTTTGCTACAATACTAAAATAAGAGAAAGCTTTACCTTTACCTTCTGTGTATTTATGCATATTCATAACCAAGAAACTTACTACTTCGTGTTTCACTTCTTCCGAAGAAACATCAAAATAATAAAATTTAAATGTGTGAATTATATTTTCAACTAACTTGTCAAAAGCGGCAGCTATATGGTCATTATAGATTCTATTTCTCATTGTAGCTCTTTTTTCGTTATTGTAACGAATAATAGCGTCTTCTGTTTTTTGTGTGAAATAATATCTTGCTGAACCTTTTTTAGCTTTTCTTGGCATCTAATGCTCCTTCTTCTGTTAACTCTTCTAATGAATTTACTTCTTCTTTTATCTGTTTAAATATTTGTCCTACTTCGTCATCTACTTCAAAATATCCTTTGTAATCAATCTCGTCAATATTTCTATTAACTTCACCAATCTTTAAAATATATCTTTCAGTCCAGTCTTCAAGTTTTTCTTGTTTTGTCATTAAATTCCAAATAACATAACCTTCAACTAAACACGCTACTACAAAAATTCCTAATACTATTTCTATCATTTTTTCTCTCCAAATAATTCCTCAAATAAATCGTTTGATATTTTCGGTTTTTCTTCTTTTGCTTTTTCAGTATTACCAACAGCTTGTTGTATATTCTGTATTCTTTCAATTACTTGTGTTTCTTCTTGTTCAATTGACGCTTTAGTTAAACGACTTTCAATTTGAGAAGCCATCATATCAGCTTGGTGTAATACATATTGTATTGCTGAACGAAGTTGGAACTCTGATTTGTAAGCAACATAATAATTTTTATTTGCTTCTTCATACATTCCGTCTGTTAATCTAATACCGATAAATTCTTTTTTAGAAATAGGAATATTATAATGTTGTAATAAAAAGAATGCTCTATCTGTTACTGACATATATTCACACTTTTCATTGTGTTTAAATATTTCACCCATATTCTTTCTTCTCCACTCATTATCTTGTGGAATATAATAATCGTGTTCTAAATCTCCAACTTTACCTAAATCGTGATGAAGTGCTGAAAATACTAATTCTTCATCTGTAAAGTCTATTTGACAACCATTTTGTTCCCATAAATCTTTTATCTTTAATGATAAATCTACTACTCTTAAAATATGGTCTACATAACCACCATACATTGCGTTGTGATAATGTTCTTTAGCACTTGCTGGAGCCATCATAAATCTATCTTTCATATCATTATGCATTTTTAATACTTTTTCTTTTCTATCACCAGTAATGTGAAGTTGAATAGTATTCAATAATGAATCATAATTTTCTTGTATTTTTTCTGCTGTTAATTCTCTCATTTTACCACCATTGGTTTTCTTTGTCATTAAAAGTCGGGTCTTTTAACGAGTGTTCTAATTTTTTACCCGTTTCTGTTACTCCACCTGCTTCATCAACGAGTTTCTGTATTTCATCTCGTTTTTCATCAGGAATCCATAACTTTGTAAATTCTTTTGTTGGTGTATCTAATACACCTTTACTCAAACACCATAGTCTAATTTTCTCCCAAGAATTGCTTAAAAACAAATTAGGGTGTGAATTGTGAAGTAGATTTTTCTTATACCCATTTCCTTGTAAAATGTGATATAACCACTCAATACCAGATTTGGTGTTCTTAATAGTTTTCTTTTTACTATTTTCTAAAGCGTGAATTAAATCACCAATTAGATTTTCTTCAAATTGTTTATCGTGTTCTGGTAAAGTCCAATCTAATGTTTGTCCAACTGATACATTATCTAATAATTCTTTAAATGATTTTTTATCTTTAAAATATAAAGGATAATCTTTACCCAATACATACTCGTGTGTATCGTGTTTAAAAGTTAAACTTGGTCTACCAACTTTAATTGCATCTTGGACTGATAAATTCCAAGTCATATAATCATCTACAAAACATAAACTTGCAAAACATTTGTCCAATAGATAACGATAGTTTCCGCCACTTGGTAAGTTCTTAACCATCATCCAATCTGGTGCTGGTGCACCTGCCTTTGGTTTTTTAGCTTCATCATCAGTTACCCAAACTAACCACTCATCTCTATCTAAATCTTCTGTAAACTTAATTAATTTTTTTATACCAGTTGTGTTGTTCCATCTGTGATTAAATACTAAAATCTTTTTATCTGGTAATGGAAATGGTTCTGGTTCAGGTAAATTACCAACACCCAATGGAAAGTAATTTATTTTTTCTTTCATTACTTTTTCATCAACACCTTTTGATGTATGACTATGTTTATCCCAATTAGATTTCATATAATCTAAACTAACAGGACAATGGAAGTAAGAACGATAAGATAAATCAATAGCTTCTAATTGTCTGAAAAATCCAACAGGATAGCCACCAGTTGGTCTACTCTTTGCACAATCAACCCAATGGAAAAAGTTAAATGAATCTACCGTCATACCATATCTACCAGTTAATAACGCATTATAAACATTATATAATAACTCTGGTTGATGATTGAATACAAAGTCAAAATCTTTTGCTCTCCAATCTGTATGTTTGACTAAATGTCTTCCGTGAAAGAACCCACGATTAAATAATACTGATTGAGCATATGGAAATGGAACTAATGTTACATTATCTCCTAAATCTGGTATTGTATGATTTTCAGGAGTTAATATTGTGTGATGACACATAGGTAGCCATTTAATAGTTTTGGCCATTACTTTATAGTTTGAATCTGCGTGAACGATATGCTTACTACCTTTCCACCTGACTGGCGACATTATATGTAGTATTCGTCTTCCGTATAGTTTGTGTTTATAACCTGTTTCCATAATAAATTTTTATTTGTTAATTATTCTACTAATAAATATCAATAAAGTTCCCCAAAATACAAATTATTTTTCATCTGATATAAATGTGTAATTTTCGTTCAAATTTGCTTTCTTAATCTTTGCATTGTCAAATCTGTATTGTTTAACACCAGGACTTTCTAAAATATCAATACGATTTACAAATCGTTTATTCATTGTATCTTTAACTTGGTAAACTCCGTCTTTTCCGTCTGTTCCTTTTAGAACAATAAAATCACCATAGTCTAACCAACCACCCCAACGCTTTAAAAGATTTCTACTAACCGCAACATATCTATATTCTGATGCTTTGTGTATTGTAATCTTTGTTCCGTCAGCTAAAATATTTGGTGTAGAATCTGTTTGGCCTCGTGTTGGGTGATACATTGTAACCACAACATCAAGTCCTTCTAACTTCACACCATTTTCTAATTCATCAATTTTTAATTGTAATCTAACTCTATCATCTTCTAAACTATCAATGGTTTGTAACCAATATTCACGATATCCTTTAAATAGTTTATCCCAAACTAATCCGTTGAACATTAATAAAAATGTTGCCATAACAATAAAATTCCTAAGCATAGTATTCTCCTGTTTTTACTCTCTTAAATATTAATATATATCATTTTCGTCTTCATCATCAAAGTCTAACATCTCTACAAACTCTTCTTCCCCTTTGATAACTGATATTGCTTCTTCTACTAATTCCCAATCTTCTCTTTCAATTGCGTCCATTAGTAATTCTAAAACTCTATGTTTGTCCATTTATTACCCAACCTTTCTCCAAGTATGGTATAGCTTTTTTATACTTTAAAGTTAAAGTTTCTTTATCTTTTGTGATTGTAACTTTTTCATTTCTACCAATTTTTCTTTCTGTTCTTTTGTATTGTTCCAATTTATGTTCTCTGTCATAGATTGTAAGTCCATTTAAATGGTCAATCTCGTGTTGAACACAAACTGCTTCTAATATTAACAAATCATTGGCGGTATAACTATTTGTTTTAAAGTCATACTTCTTTTCTTTTTGTGGGCCAAAATACATTTCTTCTTCAATGTTATCCGCTTTAACCCAAATCTTTTCATATCTTTTTGTTGTTATCATTTTATCTGGTATAGATAAACAACCTTCTTTATAAATTATTTCTTTTTCTTTTTTAACTATTTTAGGATTTTGTAAGAAAAAAGGTTCTGTAACATTTACAACACAAACTGATTTATCTTCACCTATTTGATTTGCTGATAAACCTAAACCACCCTCTGCATTCAAAGTTTTAAATAAATCAACTGCTATGTTTTGTGCAGTTTTTAAATCTGTTTTCTTTGTTGGTGTTGATAATATATCATTAGGATATATTACTATCTCTTTTATTGCCATAATAACCTTTATTTATGTTTTTTAATAATATTTTTTGCAGTGTCTAATTGTTCTTTATTTAAATGTAAAGCCCAGGCGTAAATAACACCTTCTTTCATATAAACTGATGGTGTCCATTTTCTTTGTCTTCTCAACTTTAAGGTATCTCTTATTTTCATATATAATTCTTCATTTTCTATATAAACAATTGATATACCATCACCTACACTCCATATTTTTGTTTCTTTACTCATAATTTTTCTCTATAAACGGTAATATTGATAACTCTTTAGATTTCGCTTCCACCATAACATCAACTTCTTTCCCATAAGTATTAGGAAGTTGATTTATTATATCAGAATGTGCTTGTGGTTTGATTGACTCATCTAACAAGTGTTCTGCTCTTGATTCTGAATAATGAACTGCTGGAACAATACCATTTGGCCAAGTTGATGTCGCTAATTCTAATGCTTCTTGTTCTGTTTGTCCACCTGTATTGAACTTGTAATGATGATAATCAAATGTAATTGGAATACCAATTCTCTTGTGAATACCCTCATATAAATCTTTTACTGAATACATAGATGCTTTGTCATCATTTTCTACTACAAGTCTTGTCTGAACATTTTCTGGTAGTCGTTCAAAGTTTTTACAAAATCTATCTAACGCAGATTTCTTATCTCCATATACACCATTACAATGTATATTGATTTTGTTGTATGGTGTTCTACTCAAACCCATAAAGTCCATAATGTCCCCGTGTATTGACAAATCTGTAATAGTATTTTGAACTACTTGTTCGTTTGGTGATACCAATACATTGAAAGGGCCTGGATGTGAAGTCAATCGTTGTCCATATTCAGATGCCATAAGTCCAGCATTCTTTAACCAAACTTTTATCAAATCTATATCTGGTAAATCTTCCCATTTATATTCAGAAGCCCAGGGAAATATCTCTGAGCTCATACGGAAGAACTTGATATTGTGTTGTTCATTCCATTTGATGATGTGATTCAAATCAATAACATTTTGTAATGCTAATTCAGATACATACTCAACACCTTTCTCTTGGAAAGTTCGCTTAATCATTGAACGATTTGTAGTAATCTTATCTTTGTCCGAACCAAATTGTTTTGGATTAGATAAGTTCATATTGATACATGCATATCCTAAATTCATACCTTTAATATAACCTTTTTATTTCTATTTGTCAAGAGCTTTTTTTAATGTATAGTAAATTATCATAACTTTTTCCTCTAATAACATACCAAAGAAGTATGCTAACGCTGGAAATACCACTAAAAATGGCACCCACCACAAGAAATATGCTAAATAATATATAACATATAACGCTAATATAGCAGGAATAAACCCTATACTTATTAATCTTAAATCATCTAATGTAACTTTATATTTCATAATGTTAACCTTTTTCTATTATTTCTTTAATTTCTGATAAAGAATTAATTCTATATTTAGATTCAACATCTTGATTATAACTTCTGTTGAATATAATAAAATTATCTTTATCTTCTCTATTTTCTACCCAATACTTATGATTAACTGGTGAATCATCAATCAGATAATCTATATCTTCTATCCACTTATGTTTTCCTCTTGCGAATATAACTTGGTTTGGACATAAACTATACTTACCTAACCAAGATAAAGTGTAATGTCTGTTTACTGGTATTTGTGAAGTTACGATTATCAACTCGTGTCCTTCTCTTTCTGCCCATTTTTCAAGCATCCAAAATGTTGGAACTACTTCACTAAATGGAAGTGCGTCTTGGAAACATTGTTTAGAGAATTTTTCTTTATATATTTCTTTTATATCTTCTCGTGATAATCCTATGATATCATTTTCAAATTTCCAAGTTGAAATCACTTCTGGTATCTGAGCGTTTGGATATTCTTGTCCTACAACACTTTTAAATGCTGTAATAAAATCTCTTAATACCCCGTCTACATCAATTCCTATTCTCATTATCTCTCTCCGTATAAATCAAATGTTTCTATCTCTGGTTCTATCTCAACTCCGTCATCAATCATTATCACACCTTTTTTAGCATCAATGTGAAACTCTGATACCTTGTGTTCTAAATAAATTGAATTTAAAGCATCTGTTAAAGATGTAAATAATACATCTGAACCTATAACTTTCCACCTATCTCCTGGTGGTTGTCTAAATGCTATTTCTTTGTCTGCCATAATCTTACTCCACTAAGTTTGTTACTTGAATTAATATAATTGCAATTGCTAATATAATACATATAAAAGTTTTTAATGTTGGTATTTCATCTAACATCAACCAAGACATAATTCCAAACACTAATGTTCCTACTCCGAAACCTATCATTCTCATATTCCAAGTGAAACCAAAATGTTCAAAACATAATTTAGTTGCGATAAAAAATGCATATCCAACTGGTATTCCAAATATCGACATTAAATATGGATTATTCCAAAACGCACTTTCAGTCCATTTGAATTGTGCATTTAATTGATACCACGCTAAAATATTACCGAGTA